ATTGTTGCATGAATTCGACTTTGGAAACGAAGATGAAGATTACATATATGGCACAGCAGTATTTGGTGTTCTAGTAGAAATATTACCGTTACTAGCACAATTAGGCTACAACAAAGATGATATAATTGAACAAGTGCATCAGTATTATGATTTTGTTGATAGTAGGATTTTACATTGATTGAAGTAAGTTTTTATTATCAAAACACCCCGCGAAGCCCAGTGCATGAGCAAATGATTAAATCGCTTGCAAATGCATTGGGTTCTCTTATTGAACTTCCAAATAAATTACAGGTGTGTTTATATCCTTTCTTAGATAATGTATATGGTGGTATCGATCAACGTGTTAAAAATAGGTTTGGAATAAATGTAAATTTGTCATTAGATCAAGTTCCTAAAATTGTAGTGCATGAATTAATTCATATACATCAACGACATGTGGGCATGTTAGATATAAAAGGTGGTCATTACTATTGGAGAAACATTCCTTATGGAAATAAACTGCCAGAAGAAATGAGTTATGATGACTATAAAAATTGCCCATGGGAAATAGATGTGGACAATCGTGTTGACAAATTGTTAACAGAATGTCTACAGTTAGCAAAAAAGCAACATTTATCCAAACTTGACAATAATTGCAATTAGTGCTATAATTATGGCATGATGAGAAAACGTAGATCAGACCGTAATCATGTCATTTATGTAATTACTAATACTGCAACAAACGAGCAGTATATTGGTATTACAGGAGTGAATAGTACAGTCAAAAAATCACTACATGTACGTATACGCAAGCATGTACAACGAGCCTACGCTGAAAACAAAGCTTGGGGCTTGTATGACAACATTCGTAAATATGGCACTGAAGTTTTTAACTACGGCATTGTCGAAATTGTACGTGGTAAGGCTTTAGCACACAAACGTGAGGTTGAACTTATCAAACAATATTCACCAAAACTCAATACATTTAAATAAAAATAATATATAATATCAATATGCGTAGATTACAAATGCAATTATTCCTTACCACTTGTGCCTTGATTGTATCTTGGTTGTTGTTTTTTGGTTTTGGTGTTTACAGTTGGTTAAGACTAAATGACATTGAAAAGTATAGTGTTACCTATGATTGTGAACTAGCAGAAAAATTAGACAATACTCCACTTGAAGTCAGGGCAAAGTGTGCGAGGTTAAAAAAACAATAAAATGAACAAATTAGTAAGAGATGGGAAGGTAGCTGTAATTGTGTCAGCAGGATTTGGTGCTGGGTGGTATTCTTGGCATAATATTCCTGAATTGTTGTTTGATCCTGATGTTGTAAAAATGATTGAACTTGATTGGCCTGATGAAATGATACTAAAACACATTGAAAAGTTTTATGGCAAAGATGCGTACTTTGGTGGTATTGATGGACTGCATATAGTTTGGGTACCTGAAGGTGAGAAGTTTCGTATTGACGAGTATGATGGGGCTGAAACCCTTGTTTTGCAAAAAGATGATAATTGGATTACAGCATAAAGGAAAATTATGGTTACATTGGTTAAACACGAATGGCATCAAGTAGATAGTCAATTTGCACTTGAATTCACCAAGGATATGTTAGAAGAAATTTATCCAGACATGGATGAAGATGAACTAGAAAAACTGTGGCAAGAAGTTGAAGCAGGCGAAGCGGATATTGATTCTATCATTCAAGATGCCTGGGACAATGATGTTGAATTAGAATGGGATCGTCAATACGACGATTGGTGGACAGACCGTAAGGGTGGGTACGAAATTACATACGAGTATGGTGATGACGATAGTTGGCATCACGAACCTCCTCCGCCTGAGCCTACACATAAATGTACGAAGTGTAAATGGACTGGACAAAGTTATGATGCTGAATGGTTTTGGGAAGATAAAGAGGGTAATGAAATTGATGACCCCCGAAAGATTTGTCCTTATTGCGAAAGTGATGTAGAATTGACTGAACATGGCATTAAAGAAGAAAAAGAGCGTGAAGAACGCTACGCCAAAATTAAAGATGAACTAGATAAAATTCAGTTGGAGAATGATGATGAAAATTGAACTTAGTAATGATGCAGTTGATAATATTTTCCGTAGCGTAATGATCCAAGATTACAAAATGCTTAAGGAAGATATTAAACGGCTTAAGGATCAAAAACCCAATCTCAAAGAGTATCAAAAAGAGGATCTTAAAGCAAACAAACGATACAAAAAAGCAATGGAAGTGCTGCTCGAATATTATGTAGGTATGGATTGGAAAGAAGCCACAGAAGATGAAACCTCTGCAGATATTCCAGACGAGTACTAAACGAAGTATTATTTTTAAGGAAAACGACAAAAAGTTTTTTGTTGTTGTGACTAATGATATGGGACATAGTTTTGTCACAAATTTTGAAAACTATGATTTAGCCCTACACTATGCGGAGAATTATATAAAGTGATATACGGACAAATGGAAGTTTTTCTCAATGAAGATGGTGAACATGCCATACAGCTACCAGACGGAATTATTAAGGACCTTAATCTAAAAGAGGGTGATGAATTACATTGGGATATCAAAGAAAACGGAAGTGTAATCCTATCAAAAGTAGAAAAAAGTGTAAATACAGAGTGGGTCTTGGTTGAAACTGTACAAATGTTTAGACATAGATATTGTGTTCAAGTACCAGCTGGTAAAACAGAATGGGCATTGGATACTGTAACTATGGAAGAAGCAAAAGAATTTAGTCAGTTGCATTTAGGAGAGACAATATCCAGTCATCGTGTTATTTCAGAGGAAGATGCAGTTAAACTTTGTTATAGCGACAATGACTATCTAAAGTCATGGACACCTGAAAAGATCAAGGACGCATTTTTCACACCTATGAAAGAATAATGGCAAAATCTATTAGAATGAGACACCCTAATACGGGTATAATAAAAAGAGGTTACTATGGGTTCAGCTGGACCTATTTGTTTTTTGGCTTTTGGGTGCCAGTATTTCGTGGGCACTATCCACTAGCATTGATGCATTTTTTAATTTGGTTGTTTGGTGTAATAACACTTACATGGTTACCCGTACAAATATTAATGGCATTTTTCTTCAATAAGTTTTATACACGGCGACTTATAGAAGATGGTTATAGATTTTTTGATGACATGGTAAAAATTAATGAAGCAACTGAAGTTTTAGGAGTAGAACAATGACAGTATCAAAAAACGTAACAAAAGATTGGAATGATAATGATTGGAAACGTTTTGACCAGTGGATAAAAGTTTTACTCTCTGAAAGAAATGTTAAAATTACATTTACTAAAAAAGATGGTACTGAACGTACTATGAATTGCACACTTAGTCCTGATGTAATACCATTGGTTGAAAGCGTACAAGATAAACGAGAGAAAAATAAAGATAAAGATTACATTGCAGTTTATGATACCGATATCAAAGCATGGCGTAGTTTTATTATCAAAAGTGTAAAAGAATTTGAATTTACTTTGGATTGACAATAAATCCAAATATTGCTATAATAATGGTATTGTGAACATTGTTACTATTTTATTATCATGAAGCGAGAAGTTATTACTTTTGCAACACCAATCAAAACAAGGGCACACCGTGTTCTTTTTGATAACGACCTCCCTTTCAAGCCAAAAGTTGTCAAAAGTAAACTGTTGTACAAAAGACAACAAAAACATAAAAAATCTTTTCCCGAAATTTGACAATAAATCCGTTTGGCAGTATACTATCGTTATAGTCACTGATAAGGAGATTCAAATGTCTAAGCTTACTGCATATACCCTAGAGATTTACAAGACCGACAAGCGTACCAAAGAAGGTCGCCGCTTGTATGCAAAACAAGATTTTGCTCCTAGCACCAAAGATTACATTCAAGTGGTTGCTGAAGGCAAGCGTAAGTTGGGTTTTATTGTTGAAGTTTTTGAAACTTATGTCACCCGTAAAAATCTTATGGGCGGTAAAGAGTTTCAGGAGCGTTACGACACGCCCTACTATTGCAGTCCGTCGAGCGAAACTTATTGGAGCATGTAATTATGAAAATCGTATTCAATAAATTACTGAACGGATG